GATGAGCCAACAGGGACGCTTAGGCACGTTTGGTATTGTCCCACCAGTAATCGGCTCTACAAGCGGCTCTGCGACAGGCACAGCACTATGTAACGGCGGTGCATCAGCAGGAGATACGACTGTTCCGGTCGATGGGTTCACTGGCGACATCAAAGCAGGCGATTTCGTGAAGTTTGCTCACGGCAAGGTGTATATGGTTACGGCAGATCGTGATGGGGCAGGTGATATTAGTATCGAGCCTGCACTGGTGTCCGATGTAGCCGATGACGAGACGATGACGTACAACGGTGTGACATTTACGATGCGTCTCAACAATGACGTTCAGGCGTATAGCTTGAACTCGAACGAATACTACGAATACGAAATCGATATGATTGAGGTGATTTAATGCCTCGTACCATCAATGCATCCACAGTTACCGCACTCGAATCTGATCAGGTCAGGCTCGCCCATCTTGTACAGATTGGGTTTGACACGACTCTCTACCTGACGGATTACTTTCATGCGATCACCTACGATGGCAATGAATACGAACCTGCATCTCATTTGTTGAGTCTGGACACAGTGCAGGAAACGCAAGACTTACGGGTCGGCACAATCACGGTCAATATCTCAGGTGTCGATCAGTCCTACATCTCAATCTTTCTATGACACAGGTATGCGCTTTGCGGCTGATTCGATCAAAGACATCAAATGGGGTAGCGCGTAATGGGTTGGTTTAGTGACTTTATTCGTGATCCGATTGGGACAGTAGTTGATACTGGCAGGGATATTATCGATACGGCAGTCGATGTCGTTGAAGACGTTGTTGATTTTGCCGTTGATGTCGTCGGCGATGTTGTTTCTTGGATCATTGATATCCCAGAAGTTCCTGATGTTGGACAGCAAGCAAGGGATGTCCTTGTAAACAAAAACTCCAACATTGATGCAGTGCCTGTTATTTACGGTGCGCGAAAAGTTGGCGGCACAAGGGTATTTGTTGAGACTTCAGGGACAGACAACAAGTATCTGTATATGGCAATCGCGCTGTGTGAAGGCGAAGTTGAAGAAATTGGTAACATCTACATCAACGACGAGCCTTTGAATGGCTCGAAATATGAGCCTTATGTGACCATCGATAAGAAACTAGGAACAGACAGCCAGACCGTGTCGTCAACATTGCTTGATGCTCCATCTTGGGGTTCAAATGATCGTTTACAGGGTCTGGCTTATCTAGGGGTTCGGCTAGAGTTTAACCAAGATGTATTTAGCTCCATACCTACGATCAACGCAATCGTGTTCGGTCAAAAAGTATATGATCCGCGAACCGATACCACTGGATACTCAAACAATCCCGCTCTTTGCTTGCGTGACTATCTGACAAACACTCGATACGGCAAAGGACTTGATGAGTCGCTGATCGACGATACTTCTTTTTCTAGTGCGGCAAATGCATGTGACACCATCATTGCTCAAACAGATGTCGGCCTTGATGAGCCGATTTATGATGCAGATTATACGACTCCAGATGAATTGGCTAATCTAGTGATTGACGTTCTTAACGATACGTTCGGCACTAGCTTTTCGAGTCCTTCACAGATAAGCCAAAACAAATATGGTCAGTTGCAAGGCCAAGAAGGAGAGGTTTATTACGGGGCTACTCGACGGTTTTCTTGCAACACAGTTGTTAGTACAGATCAGACACTGTTTTCAAACGTCAAAGTATTGCTATCTGGCATGCAAGGTATGATGCCATTCCAGAATGGGCAGTACAGGCTAATTATCGAAGATGACTACGATAGTTCGTTTGATTTCGATACTGACAGCATCATCTCAGGCTTTAAGATTGCAGGAGTCGATAAAACCAAGAAATACAATAGAGTCACAGCCAAATTTGTTAATCCTGCGGCAAACTGGCAGGCAGACACTGTAATTTGGCCTGCGCCTGATTCTTCAGATTACACAACATTTTTATCCGAAGACAACAATGTCCCGTTGGAAAAAGAAATCGACTTAAATAGCTGTACTAGCTTTTATCAAGCAAGAAATATCGCAAAAACACTATGCCTAGCATCCCGCAAGGCAGGATTGCAGGTTTCCTTTGTGGCAACACCTGATGCTTTGAATTGTGCGGTTGGCGACATTGTGACGGTCACGCATCCGACTCCTGCGTGGGATGGTAAAGAGTTTCGTGTATTGGCATTGAGTATTAACTATGATGCAACCGTCAATGTCACTCTGGCAGAGCATAATGCGACGATCTACCCTTGGGTTAGCGATGAAGTAGAACCTGAGTCTTTCGAGTCAAACCTACCCGATCCTTTGACGGTCGCCAATCCATCCCTGACGATCACGGATCAGCTACGCGCATTCAATCAGGAAGCAATTACATTCTTAGTTGCTGATGTAGGTACTGGTGATTCATTCGTCGAACGGTTTGAGGTTCAGGCACTGAAAGCAGGCGATACCCAGTATGTGAATATGGGTCAAGCAGGTGGTACACGTTTCGAGCTAGCCAACGTCGAAGACGGAGCTACATACACTGTACGCGCACGAGCCATCAACTCATTAGGTGTCCGGTCAGCATTCACCACTGAATCGCATCAGGTCGTCGGTAAGACAGATACACCATCGGACGTTACGAACCTGACAGGTAATCTGATCGGTAACCAGTACCTGCTTACATGGGATGCTGTACCTGACCTTGACCTTTCACACTATCGGATTCGGTTTGCATCAGAAGACGGTGCGAACACCTACCAGAACTCAATCTCACTCGTACCTAAAGTGGCTCGTCCTGCGACATCTGTACTCGTCCCTGCACGTAACGGCACATACTTCTGTAAGGCAGTCGATAAGCTAGGTCTGGCCTCAACCAATCCGGCAACGATTGTCCTGAGTTCTAATATCGACGAACTGGATAACTTTACAGGCATCCAGACGGTGCAAGAAGATCCAGATTTTGTAGGATCATTTGATGATGTAGTCGAGATTGACGAAGATGATCGGCTCGTACTGGATACCTCGCTGAACTTTGATGATGTGACAGGTAACTTTGATTCGGCTGAAGGATTCTTTGACGGTGGCGCAGGTAACGTAGACGCATCTGGGTTCTACTATTTCGATAATACAGTTGATCTGGGTGCTGTATTCCTAGTCAGGGCAACAGCCAAGCTCAAGACGACTCGTGTGGACTATGTAAACCTGTTCGATTCGGCGGCAGGCTTATTTGATGGTCGTGCAGGCTTGTTTGACGGTGATGTAAACGCATTCGATGACGTAGACGTAGAAGTACAGGCTAGAATCACAGAAGACGATCCGAATGGCACTCCTACGTGGTCAGATTGGCAGAGATTCGACGTATCAGACTTTAAGGCTCGTGGGCTAGAGTTTAGGGCTAAACTATCGACTACGGACGATCAGGCAACTCCTGCGGTATCTGAACTACGTGTTGAATTATTTATGGGTGATCGCACAGAAGCAGATGATGACGTTGTATCAGGCGCAGGATCGAAGACAGTGACGTATGCGAAGCCATTTAAGGTCGCTCCTGCGTTAGGTATTGGCGCACAGGACTTACAGACAGGTGACTATTACGAATTAACGTCTAAGTCACGGACAGGCTTCACAATTACTTTCTACGACTCTACTGATACAATAGTCAGTAGAACATTTGATTATGTAGCCCGTGGCTACGGACGAGAGGTGACATAATGTCTCAAGCAGATTTCGAGATTGCGAATCAGGGATTTCCTAGTTTCCGCAGTGATTTGAATAGTAACTTGCAAGCACTGGCATCGAACAGCGCGGGTGCGACTGAACCATCGGCGACGTTTGCATACCAATTTTGGTATGACGAAACCACTGATTTGTTGAAACTCCGCAACTCAGATGACGATGCGTGGATCACACTCGCATATTTCGATCAGACCAACGATGAATGGGAAATCCGGTCTGCGGTCATTCAGGCGGTGGATTCGGCAGGGGTGGTCATTAAGACAGATGATGGTACGACTCGGCTGACAATTGCGGATGATGGCTCGATCACGACTCAAGGCGATCTGACGGTTGGCGGTGATTTAGACGCATCAAGCGGCACAATCAAACTGGATGGGAATTATCCGGTTGGTACAGATAATGTAGCGTTGGGTGATGGTGCGCTTGATGATGGTTCGTTGACAGGCGGTAACAAC